AACAGGGCATCATTTCCAGATACCGCCATTTCAGGAGTGACGACATGCGGCAGAAAAAGAAAGAAACCACCGTCAGAAGAGTGTTTGCGCCCAAGGGGCGCGCACCGCCGAGAAGAAGAGGCCGCCATTTGGGCGGCCTTTCCTTTTTTATAGAAGCACCGTTTTTAGGAGGGGAAATTGAGAAACCAGATCCGCAACAAGAAGACATAAAAATAGCGCCGCTGGCTTATGCCTGCAGGCGCTTTTTCTGCGTTCCATTCCTCTCCGGCTGACCCTAAGGCCGGCACCACCCGCTTAGCAGCCGGAGGAAATGGTTCCTACTCTCTCGGGGGAGGAGACTTGGCTGACACCACGCCGCACCCCGGATTTCGATATCGCCACCACAGCGACGTGGAGTGGTTACCACCCATTCCACAAATTTGTCAAGCACTATTTGCCACCCGCTCGGAGAGGATTATGCTATGCACTGCCGCGACGTCCCTCACCACCAGCGAGCCGGCGGCATGCCGATGGAGGGTGGCAGTCTTTCCGCTAATCTCCACAAGCTGGCCGATCCATGCCGAGCCGCCCTTAGCATGCACCAACACTTCCATGCCAGGCTTCGGCCATACCGCAGGATCGAGCCATGCGCGCGTTCCGACGGGCAGGGCAGGCTCCATGACCTTCGTATCGATATCTATCCAGTATCGGCCTTCCGGGATGCGCTTGCGGCCCTGGTTGAACGCCTCAAAGGCGTACTTGCCGTCCTTCCTATCCGTGACGCGTCCGTAGGTCTTGGCCGTATTGAAAATACCGGACTTCGGCACCGGCGAGGCGGTTGCACCGTTGCGCGCCTCAAGCACAAGCTCTTCCACCGACTCGCGATCGATACCGAGGAAGGTCGCAAGGGAAGCGTACATATCGGGACGCGGCACGCCGCCGTTCTTCCACCTGTTGTAGGTCTGCTGAAGCCATCCGTGGCGCTCCGCAACCTCGCGATCACTGGCGCCGCCTTGGGCTTCCAGTATTTTTTGCGCCAATTTTGATCTTTTGGATGGCCTGAACATCTTATCACCTTGATGGGTGCGATTGTTTACATTACACCCATCTACTAGCAACAAATTTGTCAAAGCGTCAACCAACGTTTCGGCAAGTGCTACCACCACAGAGGAGACCTATGGAAAAGATTGAGCAGATGCGCTCGATGAGAGCGCAGGGATATTCCCTGAGAAAAATCGCCGACATTCTCGGCGTCAGCCACCAGAAAGTATTTTTCGACCTTGGCGGCCAGCGCACCTCGCGCATCCATTCGCCGGCAAACGACAACAAGATCGTGAAGATGATGCCGCACAATGGCGGCTGCTCCACGGTCAGCGGCGAGATGCCCGTATCGCTGCGCCGCATTCCCACATTGGATGCTGCGGAAGTCGAGCCCTCCGACCGCGAGCTCATCTTGGCTGGCATTGATGCTATCGTCGCACCTGCGCAGGTGGCGGCATGAGCGCGATCGATGAAGGCCATTGCCATTGCGTCCACTTTGATGAGGGCGATTGGGTAGAGTCTCGCCTCAATCCCAATGTATTCGGCATTGTCGTCGGCGAGTCCGAATTCGGTCGCTACTACCATGTCCAGATTGCCAGCAGCATGGAGATCCGTGTCTATCACGGCGTGACGTTGCGGCACATGGATGTGCAGCAAGATGAGCCGCCAACGGCCAAGAAGGCGCCGGTCGTCGAGGACGACAACGTCATCGACTTCACCAAGGAGCGCAAGCTCCGCAAAACCACCACCACGAGAGGAGCAGCGTAATGGGAAAGTTTAAGGTTGGGGATCGTGTGCGATTCGTCGAGGACTACGCATCTGCAAAGAAGGGCGACGAAGGAATCATTGAGGGCTTTTGGGATGACGACGGTGTCGACGTTATGTCGGGCGGCAGAAGTTACGGCTGCCTTGATAGGCGCGTAGAGCTCGTCGAGCAGCCATGGCAGCCGAAGGTCGGCGACAGGGTGCGCTACAGCGGTAAGAGCACGATCTACAGAGACGCCGAGTTGATTGGTTTGGAGGGCGTTGTGACGCACGTCGGCACAGAATTTGCGACCGTGAAGTGGGACGAGGATGTTGTCAAAGGCATCCGCACCAGCGGCGACAAGTACATCACCAACATCGAGCCGATCCCAACCCTCACCATCGAATCCGGCAAGTTCTACAAGACGCGCGACGGCCGCAAGGTCGGGCCGATGGTTGCGTTTAGCGGCGGCAGGGGTCTTGCCGCAAGCAGCAAGGGGCAGAGAGCTGCATTCACCGCTCCGGATATGGAGGCAGACCATACGGGTGGCTCGTACACAGCAGATGGCGTTTGGCTCACGTCAGATGGCAACCACAGGCACGACATCATCGCCGAGTGGATCGACGAGCCTGCCGTGGCAGGCAACGACAACGGCCCGTTTGCATCGCTGATCGGCAAGACGGTGACGGTTCAACTCGCCAAGCCAAAGTTCAAGGTCGGTGATCGTGTGCGATGCGTAGTTGCCGACGACTGCAGTTTCCTGACGTTCGGCCGAGAATACATCGTCAACTCATTCGATGGCGACTACGTCAACGCTTACTGGGATAACGGCAAGACTGGCGGCATGGATAAATCCCGCTTCGTTCTCGTCACCACCATCCAACCCACCGCCATCGTCGCCCTGATCGAAGACGGTCAGCCGAAGCCGGCCAGCCGGCCTTACGTCCACGCCAGCGAAGCATCCGCCCGCGAGGAGGCCGACCGCCTCGCTTCCGTCCACAAAGGCCAGCAGTTCGGCGTCTACGTCCTGACGACCACCAGCCAGGAAGCTGCGCCGACATACAAGCACGAATGGCAGCGGCTCGCCGCCAAGGGCGAGAAGATCAATGCGATCAAGGAACTGCGCGGCATCACTGGCCTCGGCCTGAAATCCACGAAGGACGCAGTAGAGCACTGGCTCGCGAACGACGAGCCGCGCTCGCGCATCGCCGCCTAAGCCGACACCACCAGCCACCACAGTAATGCCGTGCGGCGACCAACCGCACGGCTGAGAGGAGACTATTGTGAGAAAAACGATCCACCTTGCTTGCGTCGTCGCAGCACTCGCCGTCGCTATGTACTGCACATTCACCGGCAACGATGCTGCTGCATCAACGCTCGTGGGCCTCGCCGTGCTTTCGAAGCTCTACGCATCGGAGGCAGCATGACCAACGTTATGCCACCACTCACCGGCACGCCGCTCGACTACGCGCCCATTGACGCGCCTGCGGACGGCCACGTGCCTGAGCACGACATCGACCGTAACGGCCACAAGCGCGGCTCAGCCAAGTACCGACCCTGGAATGATCCAGACCACTTCTTTTCGTTTCGCGCCCCGATCATTAGGCGCGCTCTCATTGCCGCTGCAGCTTTCGGCGGTGCGGTTGCCGCCCTTCTGTTCTTTCCTGTCGCCACCCTCGCGATCGTCGCAATGGTCGGGGCGGTGCGCTGCGGAGACTGGGCGGCAAGTCGCCTCAACGCCTACGAGGACAGCAATGACCAAAAATCCTGACGCGGCAGGCATGTGGCCGCCCAATCCGTTCAGCTGGTGGCCGGTCATTCTGGCCGTCCTCTTCATCATCGCAGTTTGCTATCTCTAGGAGGTGTGAATGGCAATTTCCCTTGGTAGTTTGAGGAGTACGACGCGGCTGACACCGCCAATCGTGCTCATCTATGGTGTCGATGGCGTCGGCAAGTCATCGCTCGCGGCGGAGTTTCCGGATGCGATCTACATCAGCACGGCCGGCGAACGCCCGCCGAGCGATATCGAGCTCGCCACGCCGGGCGATGTCGAAACATACGAAGACCTGAAGAATATCGTTGGCGACCTTCTCAGCGAAGAGCACGAATTCAAGACGGTAATCTTCGATAGCCTTGATGGCCTCGAGCCAATCATCAACGCCGAGACCTGCGCCCGCATCGGTGCGGATTCAATCGGCAGCAATGACAAGGGATCGCCGGCCGCGTTCGGCCAGGGCGATGTTCAGGGGGACGTCGAATGGGGCGAGTTCATGGATGCTTGCGCCCAACTGACGGAGCGCGGCATCGCGGTTGTTCTGCTTGCGCATCCCGAAATCAAGCGCTTCGACAGCCCGATTACCGATCCGTACGATCGCTACCAGGTCAAGCTCCGCAAGCGGGCGGCCGCTCTGGTGCGCGAGCGATCCGACATCGTCGCATTCCTCAACTATCGCGTCAGCCTCAAGACGAAGGAGGTTGGAATCAAAAAGGAAGTCACCCACGCCGAGGGCGGCAAGGAGCGCCAGATCCACCTAACCGAAGGTCCGGGCTTCGTCGCCAAGAACAGATACTCGATGCCCGACGCCATCACCTACCGCAAAGGCAAGGGATACGAAGAGCTTGCGAAGTTTTTCCCTGCGCCAGTCGGAATTGCGGCCTGATGTTTCATAGCGAAGCTTGGTTTGCTTGGTTCCCAGTTCGAGCACGTACTCGTGGCGGCATCATGAGGTGGGTATGGCTCACCAACGTCTGGCGCGACCAGACCACGACGCAATACGGTAGCGGCCCGTACCGCTATTATCTTCTCTAACCACCACCAACCACCACAAAGGAGACTATGAATGGCCGGACTTGGCAAAAGATTTGATGCGACTGAACACGACACCACGCAGCGCGAATATGCCGGCGAACTGCCGAACGGCATCTTTCGCTTGGAGGTCGAAGCCTCCGAAGTGAAGGCGACGAGCAAGGGCACCGGCACGTATCTCGCTACGACAGTGAGCGTCATCGAGCCGGAGGAGTTCAAGGGTCGCAAGATCTTCAACAACAACTACAATCTCGAAAACGACAACCCGAAGGCCCAGGAGATCGGCCAGAAGCAGTTCGCCAGCCTTTGCCGTGCTATCGGCATCCAGTCGGTCGAGGACAGCGAAGAGCTCCACTTTCATGCCTTCGTCGCCAAGGTGGGCCGCGGCAAGCCGTCGGTGGGCGCTGACGGCAAGTCCTACCCAGGGCGCGCCGAGATCAAGAGATATTATTTTCCGGATGAGGAAATTCCGGAAATCGGTATCGACGCGATCCAGCCGGCCGATGAGGCGCCTGCGGCCGCTAATGACAACAAGCCCGCGACTCCCGCCAACGATAATCGCCAGCCTGCCGGTCGTCCGGCTCCGGCGGCTGCGGCTGCAGGTGGTGCTCGCCGTCCGTGGGGTTCAAAATAACCGTACTATGTAGCGGAAGCTAACCACCATTATGCTTCCGATTGCCGCGCCAATATGTTGTTCGTCAGCAAGTTGGCGCGGCCCGCCACACCACAACAAGAGGAGATTTTCATGAAGCGCATTCTTATTGCCGCCGCACTCGCCGCAACTGCGGCTCTCACGGGCTGTACAGACGCTGACGTCGCGTCCGCAAACCTGTCAAAGGCTGCGGACAACTTCGAAGTCAGCCGCCGCGTCGTTTTTTATAACGGCATCACCGGCGGCTACATGCTCTCTATCGAGGGACTTTGCTCGCTCGGCAACAACGACAAGGCCCGCGAAGTCACCATCACCTGCAAGACCGGCCCGAAGAGCTACAAGAAACACTTCCTCGGCTTGTCCGACAACGTGACGTATTTCGTCGAGCAGTTAGAGCCGCAAACCGTCAGCGCCTATCACTATCGCGTCGTTTTCAAGCCGCAGGCGATCATTCCGGACGTCGACTTCCGCGGCGACGCTCAGGAACTGGTGAACTAGGAGACCGCTATGACAGATTTCATACCATTTCCGAAAATCCCGCGCCTCAAGCGCGGCTGCGTCATTACCGAAAAGATCGACGGCACCAACGCCCAGATCGTTATCGGCGAAGATGGATCGATCCGCGCCGGTTCGCGCAACCGCTGGATCACGCCGCAGGACGACAACTACGGCTTCGCCGGTTGGGTTGAGCGCAACAAGGGAGAGCTTCTGCTGCTCGGTCCTGGCCAGCACTTCGGAGAGTGGTGGGGCAATGGCATTCAGCGCAACTACGGCCTGAAGGAAAAAAAATTCTCGCTCTTCAATTCGGGTCGTTGGAGCACTGGCCGCCCCGAGTGTTGTGACGTCGTGCCTGTTCTTTATGCCGGCGAGTTCAATTCCGATACCGTTGACACCGTTCTCGCCGAGCTCATCGAAACCGGTTCGATCGCAGCGCCGGGTTTCATGAAGCCGGAAGGCATCATCGTTTTCATGACCGCATCAAGCCATCTCTACAAGGTGCTCGCTGAGAATGACGACAAGCCTAAGGGCTTGGCGGAGGCTGCGTAGATGGGCGACAAAAACTTCAAATGGTATGTAGCCGACAGTATCGATGCTGAACTGTTTCACAGTCAGCACGACACCCGTGAAGAAGCGCTTGCGGAGGGTCGCGGCATCTTTGGCGATTATCCATTTGTTCTGATCGAGGCTGACAAGGCTGTCGTGAAGCCTGTCATCAACACCGACTGGCTCACCGAAACGCTGCTTGAGCAGTTGGAAGAAAACAATCCGGAATGCTGGAGCGAAGACGGGGCTGATGGCGCATGGCAGGATATCCCCGCACTTGAGCGGCTGCTTGAAGAAGCCGTTGCTAAATGGCTGACCGATCATCCACCGCGTACTTTCTGTGTCGACGATTTCCGCACCACGGAATTCCTCAACGGCGCCGGCAACGTCATCTAACCACCATCCAGCCGCGCGGCAAGCAACCGTGCGGCACCACACCACTAGAGGAGAGACCACCATGAGACTCACCATCTCAAAGAGCGACCTAAGCCGCGTCCTGACCAATGTCGGACGCGTCGTCGAAAGCCGAAACGTCATACCGATCCTCGGCAATGTAAAGCTGTCGGCTGACGCTGGGCACCTAACAGTCACAGGCACAGATCTTGATATCATTGCAACAGACCGCGCGGTTGCCGACGTCACCCAACCCGGCACCGTCTGCGTCGATGCGAAGCTGCTGGCAGATATTGCCAAGAAGGCGGGCGGCGACATCTCCATCAGCCTGGACGCTGATCGCCTCGTCGTAAAATCAGGCCGCAGCGTGTTTAAGCTGGCGACGCTCGATGCGAAGGATTTCCCGAGTTTCGGCGATGAAGCATATGCGGCTTCATTCGACGTTGACCTCGCCGCCCTGTTTGCGCCGGTAGCATTCGCGATCGGCAACGATGCCAACCGACCATTCCTTCATGGCGTGTTCTTCCACGTCCTGGATGGCGAGGCGGTAGCGGTAGCCACCAATGGTCACCGCCTGGCACGTCACAAAGGCGCGGAGCTTCCCGAGTTCGAAGGCGTGATTGTGCCGCAGAAGACGGTCGGCATGTTGCCCAAGGGAACAGCCAGCGTGTCGGTCAGCGGAAACCTGATCCGCATCGTTTCCGGCGACTTCTCGCTTACCAGCAAGCTGATTGATGGCATTTTCCCAGACTATCGGCGCGTCATACCGACCGAGAACGATCTCGTTGCAAGCGCCGAGAAGGATGATCTTCTGAAGGCGTCCGATCGTGTTGCAACGGTCAGCAGCGAGCGCGGCAACGCCGTCAAGCTGTCCATCGCGCCTGGCGCCATTGCGCTCACCGTCCAGTCGGTCGAACGCGGCGAGGCGGCCGACGAAGTGCAGGCGGAATACAGCGGCAAGCCTGTCGATATCGGCTTCAACTCGATCTACTTCCGCGATGCGCTGCAAGTCTTCCCTTCAGGTCTCGTCAATCTGGCGCTGCGTGACGCCGGCTCGCCCGCGCTCATCACCTCGCCGATCTACCCGGCGCTCGATGTCACACTCATGCCGATGAGGGTTTAGAAGATGGATGACGAAACAAAGAAGCTGATACTGGAAGCCATTGCTGCGCTCAATGCCGGTGACACCGAAGCGGCGTTGCTCGTTCTTGAGCGGACGGTATATCCGAAATACGAATCTGTCGAACATGCCACCGGCGCTTATGCGATGTTCAAAGGCGATGGTCCGAAAGACCACGTTCATGACCATTTCGCGAAGGCACTCGGCTACCAAATCGCGGCCGCCTAATGGCACCGCTACCCCGCCCAACCCCCAGCACTCTTCGCGCCATTCACTCCGCCTTAGAGGAAGGACACGACGACTGGGAATCGGTCGGCGTGCCTGCCGGCGATGTCGGCGTGGAGTGCGATAGGGCGATCTGGCTTTCCTTCCGGCGCGCGTCTGCGCCGGAGGAGATCACATGGCAAAAGCGCAGAATCTTCGAACGAGGAAACATCGAAGAAGAACGGCTACTCGATCTCCTGCGCATGGTCGGCGTGACCGTCTGGGGCGAACAGGATCGCGTTCGCGCCGTCGGCGGGCATCTGCGCGGGAAAATCGATGGACGCGCTCTGGGGCTGCTTGAGGCACCGAAGACGGAACATATCGTCGAGTGCAAGTCCGCAAAGCATGAGGTGTTTCGCAAGGTAGCGAAGGATGGCGTTCGGAAGGGAAAGCCTGAGCACTACGCCACGTTCCAATTCTATATGTACGGCCTCGGGATTGATCGTGTCGTCTACATGATGACCAACAAGAACGACGAGGACGTGCACCTCGAGCGCGTCCACTACGATGCTGACTTTGCTATTCGGGCCGTTGCGCGCATCGAGCGCATCATCAACATGCCTGAACCTCCGACGCGGCTTTGCAGCAAGCGAGACGACTTCCGGGGCATGTTCTGCCGGCAGGCCGAAGTTTGCTGGGGCGAGGTGAGGGCGCGCGTGCATTGCCGCACTTGCCTTCACTCGACTCCGCTGATGGATGGCAATGCTGGGTGGGATTGCTCACGTTGGTCGAAGCCGCTTTCGCTTGATGAGCAGGCCGCAGGATGCCCAGCCCATCTCTATCTGCCGTCGCTGATGGTCGGGTGGGAGCAAGTGGATTGCGACGAGGAGGCGGAAACCATCACTTATCGGTCACCGTCTGGTGACATCTACGTCGACGGCGCAAGCCAGGAGGAGGCAGCATGACCACCGCGCCAGCCAGACCCGCCGGCTTCGACGCAGCCCTCGCGGCTTACCTGCCGCAACTCAAGCGGAAAGCCAGATACATGGCCGGCGCACGCCATGAAGACCTTCTGCAGGACACGCTCGTCATGATGCTAGGCCTGGCCGACAAGTGCCGCGTCGAGACTTTCCGCACATGGGCGCAGTTCATGCTCAGACGGGCGGCCGGCGATCATAAGCGAGCCATGCGGGCAGAGAAGCGCACCGGACATGCGGTCGATCTAAAGGCGGCTTACCACGTCGGCACGGCACCCAATCAGGAATTCGCAACCGACCTTGCCATCGTCACCGACGCGCTGGCCGGCATAAAGAACGGCGACATCGTGCTGCGCCGGGCCGACGACGAACTGTTGCGCGAGATCGGCGAAGAGCGTGGCGTCAGCCGCGAGGCAGTTCGCCAGTTGGAAGAGAAAGCACGAGCTAGGCTCAAGGATTTTTTGAAGGAGGGATGATGACCAATCAATATACCGCAGTGAATGACAACCCCGATGGTCGCCCGGCGGCCTTCGACAAGCGGCTGATGGAATATGTGCCGGGATTGACCGTTCTGGCGCGCAAGCTGACACGGTCGCCAGCTGAGCGCGAAGACCTCGTCACCGACACCATAATTTATTGCCTGGCGCACTGGACCACCTACCGCGAGGACGGCGGATTCTGGAACTGGCTCTATTGGTCGATGCGTGGCGTTCTTAGCTCCAGACGCGATGCGGCCAATCGCTGCTTGCGGATTGTCGATGACGCTGACGGCAAGTTGCTGGCCGGCCGTCATGTTGATGCGACGCAAATAACGCATATCGAGCTCGTGCAGACGCTTGAGACGATGAACACACGCGCCGGCAACATCGTGATCCGTCGGGCCATGGGTGACACCCTGAATGAGATTGGCTCCGATCTTGGCATCAGGGGCGAGCGCGTTCGCCAGATCGAAGCCAATGAACTGAACCGGCTGCAGACGGCGAGGGCGGCTTGATGATGGTGAAAATCGATGGCCGCGCCTTCATCGTCACTTTCGCGGATAACGGCGAACCAATGTCTATCAAAGAGCGCAAACTGTGGATGCCGGGAACCTATATGGAGCGATTCATAAATTCCCCATACTGGCACCACTCTCATAAGGTTGGCGGCGCATCATCTATGCCAGCGCGTATTCTGGCGGCGGCACGGGGTGCATCATAATGCCCTTTGATCCGAGATATTATCAATATGAGGCCGTCGACTCCATATTTGATTACTGGCGCGATGAGCCTGGCCACCCACTCGTGGAGATGGCGGGTGGCTCCGGCAAGAGCGGAACCATGTCGATGCTTATCCAGCGCTTGCTGGATGGATGGCCAGACATGCGCATCATGTCCTGCGTCCATGTCGAGGAGCTCGTTGAGGGAAACTTCAAGGAGTTCATTGGCATGAATCCGTTCGCGCCGGCAGGAATCTATGCGGCAAGCCTTGGACGGCGCGACCGTAATGCGCAAGTCATCTTTGCCCAGCTTCAGACGGTATGGGATAAGGCGCTCGAAATCGGCCACGTCGACGTGCTGCTGATCGATGAAGTTCATCTTGTGCCGAACGATGGCAACACCATGTATCGCAAGTTGATTTCAGCGCTTCTGTTGATCAATCCAGATATGAAAATCGTAGGTTTCTCGGCCACTCTGTACCGCCTAGACTTCGGTCGATTGGACGAGGGCGAGGATCGCCTCTTTGATAAAACCGTCTACTCTTATGATCTGGCAAAGGGGATTGAAGACGGCTATCTGACGCGCCTCACGAGCAAGCCGTGTGAATTCAAATATGACATGAAGGGCGTTCGCCGCCTTGGCGGTGACTTCAAGAAGTCGGATCTCGCCAAGGCCACCGATAAGGAAGAGCTCACCCGCGCCGCAGTGGCGGAAATCATGGCCACGGCGGAGGCCGAAAATCGCACCACGGCAATCATATTTTGCAACGGCATAGATCACGCAACCCACGTCCGCGATGAAATCAGGCTGTACGGCCGATCTTGCGAAGTACTGAGTGGGAACACTCCAAAGGGTGAGCGTCGGCGCATCATCGAAGACCTGAAGAGCGGCAGGCTTTGGGGATGCACGAACGACAATGTCCTTTCAACGGGAACGAACATTCCTCGCGTTGACCTGGTTGTCGATATGGCGCCTACCGAATCCACAAATCGCTATGTGCAGCGTGCAGTTCGTGGCACTCGAGTTGTCTGGCCGTCTGGATTCGATCCGGAAAAGTCAGATGCCGAGGGGAGAAAGGCAGCTATCGCGGCAGGACCAAAGCCAAACTGCCGATATATGAATCTAGCAGGAAACATCGAGAGGCACGGCCCTGTCGATTGCGTGACACCGAAGAAGCCAGGCAAAGGAACCGGCGAGGCACCTATCAAGCTGTGCATGCAGTGTGAGGAGATCTGCGCGGCTGGTGCGCGCGTCTGCCCCAACTGTGGCGCCGAGTTCATTTTTGAAGAGAAGGTGAAGTTTACGGCGAAACCGACCGACGTGGCGATCCTTGCCACGGTGGCAGAACCGGAGTCGCGCACGGTTTCCAGCCGTACATTTCGTTTCCACGAAGGGAAAGGTGACAAGCCGCCATCGGTAAAGGTTAGCTATATGGTGGGCCTGACATCAATGAACGAATGGCTGTGCCCGCAGCACACCGGATTTGCGAAATCGAAGGCCGATAGGTATTGGCTCGCGCACCTGGGGTTGCGGCCCTTTCCAAAGACTGTCCTGGAGTGGTTGGAACGCCAAGGCGAGCTCGCCGAGACGGTAGAGATTATGGTCAAGCCGAGAGATAAGTATTGGGATGTTGTTTCGCATGTTGTCGGCCCACGTGCCGCCAACGACAACCAGCCGGCACCGGCGAACGACAATCGTGGCTATGCGCAGGACTGGGAAATGGACGACGAAGTGCCGTTCTGATGTTGACAAATTTGTATGTTTACACGAACGTGACGATACCGCACCACCACTAGAGGAGATGATCATGGGATACAGCGACCGCTGCAATATGAATGTGCTTGTCGGCAAAACTCTGACTGAGGTCAGGATGGTTGACAGCGATGAAATCTATTTCACCACGTCCGATGGAGATACATACAAGATGTATCATTCACAGGACTGTTGTGAATCCGTTGGCATTGAAGATATCGAGGGCGATCTTCAATCGCTTGTTGGCAATCCTCTTCTCGTTGCGGAAGAGGTGGACAACTACGACGCGCCGCCGCATGGCAGTGACGCCGAATACGGCACCTACACATGGACGTTCTACAAGTTCGCTACGATCAAGGGGTACGTCGATATCCGCTGGTACGGTTCGTCTAACGGCTACTACTCGGAAAGCGTTGATTTCGAGAAGGTATCCGCATGACCGACCTCATCTCCGTAACCGTCAACGACGGCAAATACACCATCCAGCAGGTCGAACCAGGAAAGTTGGAGGCGCTTCGCTACGGCGAGGAGTGGCCGGCATTCCGCGACAGCAGTCCTGACAATCTGCACATTGCGCTGGCCTATGAGATTGCGGCCTTGCGCACACAGATTCGCTACTGGAAGCGCGGCACAGACCTTATCAACGAATGCCTCAAGACGGCTGCGCGTGCAGACCATGGCGATGCACCGTTTCCGCTCGACCACGCTGAAGCGAAGTTCTGGCACAACGCCCAGATGGAAGCATACCGACACGCTCTGGAAATGATGGGCCTTCCGCAAGACTTCGGACCCGTTGAGAAGGAGGCCAGAGCATGACCTTCAACCCCACAGCAATCGCCGGCCTCGGGCACAATCAGCCCGCTCCAACGCCATTCGACGCCATCAAGCAGGAAATCGAAGACCTGTTCGATGAGGCCAAACATTGGGCTGACGGCGAGCCGATCACGTCGCCCGAAATGCATGACGCCATCGAGAAGCTGCGCGACAGCATCCACGAAGCCGGCAAGCGCGCCGATGCGTTGCGCGTCGAGGAAAAGAAACCGCTCGACGATAAGATCAAGGACATCCAGGACGCCTATAATCCCCTGATCCAGCCCAAGCGCGGCAAGGTAGATCTCGCCAAGTCGACGCTCGACACGTTGCTGACGCCATGGCGCACCAAGGTTGCGCAGGAAAAGGCCGCCGAAGCCGCCAGGGTGGCGAAGGCTGCCGAGGACGCTAGGCTGGCCGCTCAGGAGGCAATTCGCGCGTCCAGCGGCAACCTTGCGGCGCGGGAAGAGGCTGAACAAGCACTGGCCGAAGCCAAGGCCTTGGAGAAGACCGCCAAGCGGTGGGATAAGGCAGCGACGACAGGCACGGGGCTTCGCACCGTCTGGGACGTGACGCTCGTCGACGAGGAGGCGGCCATGGACTGGCTGTGGGCGCGCGCGAAGACAGAGGTGCTGGCTGTGGCGCAGAAGAACGCAGAAGAAGCTGTTAGGGGCGGCGTGCGGAGCGTGCCGGGGTTCAAGGTCGAAGAGCGGAAGGTGGCTGCGTGATGGCTAACACTGCATGGAGAAATGAAAAGCGCCGTCTGAGGGAAGAGGAGCGCGAGGCCGAAGAGTTGTCAGCCGCTAATGAGCGTGCCGACAGGTGGAATAATCTCTGGAATGTGCCCGAACGCGCACGCGACGCCTACATCGTCCACGATGGCAGCGACGAGGTGCTGGCGGCGTTTCCTGATGCGCCGGGGCAGATGGCTAAGGCTGCGGAAGGTGACGAGCGGCGCAAAGACCAGAACGTCTATGGCGCGATGACGCGCGGCAGCAATGGTGCGGAGCCTCGCATCGAGATCGACAAGTCCGCCGCCCGCTTCTTCTACTGCGCCAAGGCCAGCCGTGCTGACCGGGATGCTGGGTTGGCGCACATGGAGAGAGTCGCCCCTATGCACGGCAAGGGCAATAAGGAAGGAGGTCTCAGCATCAGCAACAGTAAGCTGCCCCGCGCCAACACCCACCCCACCGTCAAGCCCACCACCCTGATGCAATGGCTGTGCCGCCTCATCACGCCGCCCGGCGGCGTCATCCTTGATCCGTTTATGGGCTCCGGCAGCACCGGCAAGGCAGCCGTGCTAGAGGGATTCCAGTTCATCGGCTGCGAGCGCGAAGACGAATACATGCCTATTGCCACGGCGCGCATTGCGTGGGCAATAGGTGCGTCATCAACAAACACACCTGACCGCGACCACGTTGCCGCGCCAGCGCAACCCGTCGCCCCCGCCAACGACAACTCACCGGTCGGTGACCTCTTTGCCGCCCCCGCGCAAGCAGGTGCAGCATGAGCGACATTTTTGGAAGCCGCCTATACCGCACGCCGTATCTCGTCATCCCGCGCCTTGCACTCGAGGCTATGCCGACAGAATGGCAGGAGCGTTTCGAACAACTACTGCAAGAAGCTGATGACGCCGGCATCAAGACGCCAGCCTATCTGGTGTTCCGCGATCTGTCCGACGGCACCCCTGACGGCATTAAAGGATGCAAGCAGGTCAACCGAGGCCAATGGCAAAACGAGCCATTCTACCGACTGACTGGCGGTTGGCATCCAGATCCATGGGCCAACTACCGGCACGGCGATGCCATGGCGCTTTCAGCCGAGGAGGCAGCATGACGCGCCTACCAACAGGAAAGCCCATCATCCCATTCACCCCAACGGTCGACCCTGCCGGCGACCCAACCACGTGCTTCTGCTGCGGCATGCGGGCCGTGGCACTTGGCATCAACCACCAGAAGGGCGATCCGCAATATCTGTGCAGGAGGTGCGTCGTGGCGATCGACGACTACAAGAAAATCCGGGCTTTGGATCAATACGAGCTCGCCGCCCTGGATGGCGGTGTCGATGCGGTCGGCGAGTGGATTGCTGAGCGCGGTATCGGCACTCATCTGGAGGATTATGACGAGCTCGACCAGAGGATGTTGGTGAAGGCCGCATGGGAGGGGTGCGCGCGGCGGTTGCGGGAAGTTTTGAAGGAGGCACCGTTTTGAAACACGCTAACGACAACCACACCGGCCTACGCTTTCTCAGTGTGTGCTCGGGCATAGAAGCCGCCTCCGTAGCGTGGCATACACTCGGCTGGCAGGCCGTAGCATATTCGGAGATCGAGAAGTTTCCGTCTGCTATCCTGGCTCATCACTATCCGGACGTGCCGAACCTCGGCGACTTCACCAAGATCGATGTCACCACCTTGGGACGTGTGGACATTCTGGCTGGCGGCACGCCCTGCCAGGCATTCAGCGTGGCTGGCCTGCGCCAATCACTTGCCGACGCGCGCGGCAACCTGTCACTCGAATTCGTGAGGCTTGCGCATGAGCTTTCAGCTAACAATGGACTTCGGAATGCCGTCTGGGAAAACGTCGTCGGCGTTCTCTCAACAAAAGACAACGCCTTCGGCTGCTTCCTCGGTGGACTTGTGGGCGCGGATGATGCCGTCGTTCCAAGCGAAAGGCCAGCTGACGGAAAGTCCAGAAAGCATTGGAAGTGGCGTAAGGGTGGACGATACCCCGTACTTGACGACGACGGAGAGGAGACCGGAGAATACTCTATCCGAGAACCGTGGCACGCCCTCTCCTGGCCTAGTGCAGGTATGGTCTCTGGACCAAAAGGACGTGCCGCGTGGCGTGTCCTCGATGCTCAATACTTCGGAGTGGCCCAACGACGCCGTCGTGTCATCGTTGTCGCAGATTTTGGAAACGGGGCCGATCCCGCAGCGGTTCTTTTTGAGCCCGAAGGCGTGTTCCGGCATTCTCCGCCGAGCCGAGAAACGGGGAAAGACGTTGCCCCCACAATTAGCGCACGCACTAAAGGCGGCGGCGGACTCGGAACCGATTTCGACCTAGATGGCGGGTTGCTCCATGTGCCTGAAATAGCGCGTTGCGTCGCAACGCGCGAGGGATCTTCGCAGGACTACGAGACAACGACGATGGTGGCTGTTGAGGTTGCTCCAACTATGCGTGCGGGTGGCAATAAAACTGGCGGCGATCGACCATATGGCACCGATGTGGACACATGCGACAGTTTGGCTGTTGTTCACTCCATTCAGGCTGGCGCGCTGCGCACCAATCCGGACAGTGGGCCTGATGGCGTGGGTGTGCAGGAAGGCATCGCGTATACGCTCGAGGCGCGTTCGGAAGTGCAGGCAATTTGCATCACCGGCGAAATTTCGCATGCCTTAACGGCGGAAGGCCACGACGCCAGTGAGGACGGATCGGGGCGCCGCGCCCCGATCGTCTGCGTTCATGCCGATGCTATCGGTAGATCCGGTGACGCTGCCACACCATCTTTGGATGCCGCTGGTGTGTCTCGCATTCGGGATCCGGGCATGGGGGTTATCGATGACGGAACATCATACAACTTGATGGCCAATGGGCAACCGCATGCTGTCGCTATTCCGTTCGACACTACGCAGATCACAAGCCCGCTCAACAGAAGCTCACCGAAGGATGGCGATCCGTGCCATCCGCTTTCTGCGGGCGCACATCCACCTGCTGTAGCCTTCCAAACTAGCCAGTCAGGAGTCCGTGTCGGGGAGGTCCACGCGACACTCGACAGCAACAACGGTTCTCGTCGCCACAACGGCGCCGTAGTTGGCTCCGCAGTCCGCCGCCTAACGCCAATGGAATGCGAGCGCCTGCAGGGCTTCCCTGATGGCTACACCGACATCCCATGGCGCGGCAAACCAACAAGCCCTGACGGCCCACGCTACAAGGCACTCGGCAACAGCTGGGCCGTGCCGAAGTTCGCATGGCTCGGCAAGCGCATAGCGGTGCTTATGCCAAAACAAAAACCCGCCGCTGCCAATGACAACGACGGGATGCGTAATGAAAAGGTTGCTTAAAACTCAGCCGAACGTGGCCAAATACTGCCGCCACACCTCGCGGCCTTCTTCCGTGACGTTGCCCATGAGCACAGCCGCTTCAGCCATTCTTCTGCGGGAAGCTTTGGATTTTGTCTCGCGCTCCATGGTTTCGATGATTGCTTCGACCTGCGCGGCATTCATCGGGATTCTGGCGCGCGCTTCTTCGTGGGTGCGCTCCATGTCAGAGCTCCACCACTTCGACAGAGGACACGACATGACCGAGGCCGGTCGGGTCGGGCTTGCCGATCGCTGCCCTAGCTCTGGCGAGGTATGCATCACGCGATGCCGTATCCTTGGCATAATAATTAAACGGCTCGCGCACGTTATCCAAAAAGGTGATGCGAACATGCAAACCGTTCGCCGCTCTACGGGCGGCATTGGCGGCGAGAAAAGCTTCGATGTCCATGTCAGTCTCCTGTGGTGTTGGTGATCATGTTTTACCCCGTAAACATCGACGTGTCAATCTACAAATTTGTCAAGAAATGAGGAGGCGTCATGCAGCCGCTTGAACTAGCCAAAACGAGGAAGCGTGAGCGGATACCGCAAGGTGTCCGCTTTGACGTGTTTCGACGCGACAATTTTACCTGTATCTATTGTGGTCGCGGCTCGCCAGATGTGACGCTTCATTGCGACCACAAGCTGGCGCATTCGAAAGGCGGCAGCGATGACAAGGAAAACCTCGTTACGGCATGCGAGGATTGCAATTTCGGAAAGGGGGCGAAAAGCGTGAGCAAGCCAGCGATTGCGCGATCGAGAGGCACTAATGACAGCGGCCTGGTCGGACTGTTCGGCCACACGAGGAATGATGATGGATCGATCAATTGGCAATTCGAGATCATTGGAAAGATCAATGATGACACTTACACCATTCAGCTTTTTTCTTGGCTAGATGGTGGCCGAACGGACGTAAAGATGCTGTCCGTAGCTAATCTGATGGATTGCTCATTATACGCCACAAGGGAGGATTGGATCTGGGCTTGGGCAAAGGAAAGTGCGCGAGAGGATGGTCGTGACCTCAAATGGGCTGAAGGTACATTTTATTTAGCGACAGGTCGCCGATACGGAGAGGCAGCATGACCAAATCCCCCAAAGACCTAGCGCTTTCATACATCGCGCACGGCGTTCCGGTATTCCCCTGCAGGGCGGCCGACGAGCACACTGACACCTTCGATCAGGATACCGGTGAGGAAATCGTGCTGAAGGCAAAGACGCCTTTGGTGTCGAATGGCTTCAAGGGCGCATCGAAAAACGTGCGGGTTACCGGCGTGCTATGGGACCGCAACCCAACGGCCATGGTCGGCATTCCAACCGGCGAGCAGTTGGGCGCGTGGGTGCTAGATGTTGATGTCCACAAGGATGAAAATGGAAACGTTATCAATGGCTACGAAACGCTTGCTGCACTAGAAGAGAAGCATGGCGCGTTGCCGCCAACCGCGACCGCAAGAACGGCAGGCGGCGGAGAGCATCGGTACTTCAAGCATGTTCCCGGCGTGCGCAACCGCGGCAAGCTCGGGCTCGGACTCGATATCCGCGGCAGCGGCGGATACGTCATTGCACCTGGTAGCGTCACGGCCGAAGGAAAGGAATACCTATGGCTTGATTATGATGGCGATGGCATTCCACCGCTGGCAGATGCTCCGGAGTGGCTGCTGGATCTCGTGCTGCCGCCACCGGTGGCGCGTTCCGATTCCAACTACCAGTATACGGCAGGCAGCAACGATGCTTACGTCGAGCGAGCCATCCAGCTCGAGCTAGAGGAAACGGCGTCAGTACCAATGGGTGGCGGGCGCAATATCCGCCTCAACCAGGCGTCGTTCTCGCTAGGCACATTTGTGGGTGCCGGCGCGTTGTTGGAATCCGAGGCCCGCGCGATTTTGCAAGACGTGGCTCGCGGGTGGGGCAGAGACTGGGTGCAATGCTGCAAGACGATCGAGAATGGGCTTAAGGCCGGCATCATGAGCCCGAGGGAAATTCCGGAACCTTCTGTATTTGAGCAGACGGCCACGGTGGACCACTCCAGGATGGTCGCGAAGGCAGCAGAAAAGCGCGCAGCCAAAGAGGCTGCCGTGCAGCCAGATGAAGTGCAGCCAGCGGAAGAGCCGTCCGCAGAGGCCACCACCGACGAAGAAGACCTGCCGGAATACAAACTGGAAGCGGTAGCAGACCTAGAAAGCCTGACTTATCCAGGCGGGCTCGTCGAGGATCTGATCGACTGGATTGTATCAAGCGCCGAGCAGCCGTCACGCGCACTTGCCATGGCGGCCGTCTTGCCGCTGGTGTCAGCGCTCTGCGGCCCGCGGTACTCTACCGGCTCTAGGGACACCCGACCGAACATATACACTGTGGCGTTAGCCGAGTCTGGTTTCGGCAAGGAGCACGCAAGAAGCCAGATAAAGCGGCTGCTGATGTCGGATCAAGGCGTGTTCGCCAACTTCAGCGGGCCGGCTCGTATCATGTCTGCCTCAGCACTGCGCGAGGTGCTTGAGGCCAACCAGTCAGTTAATTGCCAGATAGACGAGTTCGGCGGCTTTGTGAGGGATATCACCGACCGCAAGGCCGGAAGCCACCAGCGGGCAATCTCGACCGATTTGCGCGACTACTATTCAGCATCGTCAACGTTCTTCGAAGGGGCGGCATATCGAGGCAGTCCGCCAAAGCGGATATACAACCCGAACCTCTGCATCCACGGCACGTCGACGCCCGAGCAGTTCTGGACTGCCCTATCGTCTGCGAGCGCAGAAGACGGCTTGCTGCCTCGCCTTATCCTCTTCCACATAACCGGCAAGAAACCGCCCACAGTCGTGCCGCAGCGCGATGTGCGCTTCGTGCCGCATACATTGCTCATGCGCATGTCTGACGTCGCGGGCATCGATGTGGCAAAGCAGAGAGGCAACCTGCATGGTGTGTTGCCAAAGGCGTCTAGCGAGGTGAAGCCGACGGTCGTGCCGTGGACTGAAGATGCGCTTGGCATTCTTCGCTCGGTCAAGGAGACGATCGACGCGAAAGAAACTGCGGTCGCGGCAGAGTCGCAACCGTTCGTCCGGCGCATCATAGAGAACGCCATCAAACTGGCGATCATAGTGGCCGTAGGCACGGATCCGCGACAGCCTGTGATAACCGAGGCCATATTCGAGTGGGCGGCCGCTGTGGCGTGGACTTGCGCCGCTGCAATGCTGGCAGAGGTGGGTGAGCGCCTGGCCGACAACCAGCGTGAGGCGAACTACAAGAAGATCGCAGCCCTAATCCGCAAAGCCGGCGGTAAGGGCATCACCGAGGGCAAGATTGCCGATCGATGCAAGGCCATCGACGGCTGGCAGCGAGACGAGATTTTGAAGGATCTGCAGAAGACTGGGCAGGTCGAAATCGCGGCGAATGACAACAAGACAGGGCGTCCGTCGAGGCGCCTGATATGGGTGGCTTAACGTCCATCCACGCTTGAGTTTCGTCCATGGATGAAACTCCAACCCAATAGTTTCGTCCGGGATGAAACTCACCACGTCGCGGACGAAACTAATTCCAAAAAGCGTAATGAAATCAAATGTATAATATACCTATATATAGTTTCATCATTTATCTTTATCGTTATATAAGTGTTCTATTTTCTCTCTTTTTCTTCATTTGTATAGAATAGAGGGGGAGAAAGGACAAAAGCCTTACCAGCCACCCGATCACCAGTTCACCAACCACCACACAGGAGACGATAATGCCAGCAAAACGCACCACCCAAACAACCCGCATGAACGGCCAGCGCGTGCGCATCGTAACCACCGTCACAGCAGCTGGAACGAGCGTCAAGGTCACCGAGGCAGAACCGAAGGAATGGGAACTGCAGGCTGCCCAGATTCGCGCTCTGCGCTCCATGCCTGAGTACGGCAAGCAGTTCCTGCTGGCAGGCGACCAGAATTCAGCAAAGCGCGGGCCGCGCGCCCAGATGGAGGCGATCGCTGCGGGTATGACGCCAGGCGAGGCCGATGTTCGAATCTACCTCGATGGCGGTCGGCTGCGCATGATTGAGAACAAGGTTGGCCGCGGACGCCTGTCACCTGCCCAGGTCGAGCGTCACGCTGCATTGGCTCGCTTGGGGTTCACTGTCGAGGTCTTGCGCGCTGTGACGACAGAAGACGCGGCGCGACAGGCTGTTGCTCTGGTGCGCGGGTGGCTTGAGGAAGAAAAAGCAAAAAAAGTTGCATAACGCTATTGCGCTACTAACGCATATGCGCTATAACAAAATCACCGCAGCAGAGAATACCACCACCGAGGAGACTGACATGACCAAGATTGATTACATCACTTACGGATACAACGTTCTGAAGGTTACCGTTCAGCCGGCAATGGTTTCAGACCGCCAGGTTCGCGTTATAGAGATGAAGCGCCCGCGTGGCCGCAAGACAGTAATTGCCGTCATCCAAGAAACAATGGATGGAGCATACTGCAGCCATTCGGTGCTCGCATGAGCGCCGAATTGGAGATGAACGGACGCACATATAGAGTTGTTGAGCTCGCCGATCGATGGGCCAAATCTCAATTCGAATATTTCCACGAGGATCGCAACGAGTGGCGAAAAGTACGTAACTGGAACACCAGAGAGCGGCTGTTCAATTTTTTTCAATAAAGGTCTACGAATGACCAACGAAGAATTCCGCAACATCCGCGAGCGGCTCGGCTTCACGCAGGCCGAGCTTGCCGCATTTTTGGATTACAGTTCGCCGATGCGGATTTCTGAGTTCGAGCGCAAAACAAACCCGCGCCCTGTGCCGCGTCTTCTGGCCTTGGTAATGCAGGCTCTTGATAGCGGATGGAGACCTCCAGAAAATAAATAACGCTTTTGCGTTATAGCTGCTTGACAAATTTGTAAAACGAGCGTAGAACAATACGTATTACCAACGCCGCATAGCGGCCCACCACGAAGAGGAGACAATCATGAAATCCCTTGTCATCGCATCCATCGCTATCGCCATTCTCGCCACCCCGCTTGCCGCCAACGCTCAAGTCGTCGTCAGCAAAGATTGCCGCCTGTCGCGCTTCATCGAAGCCTATGCATGGCAGGCAGTCGACGACGCCGAGCGCAATCGTGTATCGCAGGATCTGGTAAACGGCCTGCGCGCATATCTGCGCACCGTGCAGGGTCAGACCAAGAAGGTTTGCACGTCCGCTTGACAAATTTGTGAATTACCGCCGTTAGCCCTATATATCTCGTACCACCACATTTTTGGAGACGATGGCATGGCACGGCATGGATCACTGGCGGAGCAGTTAGATGCGATTCGCTCCTACGTATCGGCGAAGGACCATGAGCCTGCGCCTATCCAGACAAACTGGACAGTTGTCGCCGCGAATGACAACGATCCGGAAGAAGTATCTGACTTGAAGCATGACAGGAAGCGACTTGTGACTCCGTCCGTGTCGGAGATCATGAAGAACGTCAGAGATGGCGACATAGAGCGCAGCGAGGCGACGACGGAATTTGCCACGTATGACGGTGTCGAGCATGAGAAGCACATCGTCGATGGCCCAATCATCAGAATCGGTCGCCTTCGCTTCAGTGACGGCACGCAGACCGAGAAGGCATTCCGCTTCACGATAGACGGCAAGCTTGAAGAATACGCGGCCAGAATGCCAGCAGGCGCCATGCTTCGCTGCCGTGATAAAGTCGATGTAGCGCTTGGTGGCGAAGAGAACCCGCAAGAGGTTACCGATAGCAACGAATACTTCAGCACTATGCTGAAAACCAGAAAGCCGCGATACATCACGGGCAAGCGCCACAAAGGCGAGCGCATCAAGATCACCCATGACGAGGCAAAGGCGGATCTGGCCAAGGCATACGCCAACACCGACATGAGCAAGGTGACATTCACCAAGTATCCAGACGGCCTGCCTTGTGGCGCAAAGAAGGTCGCCGACAGTTTCCTGGGTATGCAGAAGACGACTTGCGCAGGTGGCGGTTCAGTCATGTGGCAGGACATCGTCAGCCAGCGCGAAGAGCGTCAGGAATGGCTGGATGCGGTAAGCAAGATGGCTGATGAACATTTCAAGATTCTGACGCTTGCAGTTAAGGCCAGCAGCTTAAAGCAGATCGGCGAAGCACGCGGCTTTAAAGGGCAGTATGCCATCGAAGCCGGCAAGCGCCTGCTTGTCGCCGCCAATGATAATCTGGCAGATGCACTTTATTTGGCGAAGACCGCAAATTCTTCGATTGATATCTGACTTTTCACGATCTCGGAGAGAGTAGAGCGAGGGGATGGCGCAACGTAGTTGCGACGTCCCAAATCGTTCCGTGCGCTATGCGACGGACCCATCGCCATGCTGCACTATGTTGCAGCCGCTGAGCTTTGGGTAACTATTGGTGTGTTGTGGCTGTAGCGCGAATTGCTGCCAATTGGCGATATGCCCACGCCAACCTTATGAGCAAGGCAGGAAATTGTAACTCCTGTAGGCGATGTCAGGTCCGCCGGACTAGCTTCACTTGCTTAACTTTATGAGCATCCTAGTCCTCTGTGGTTGTTGTTGCACCGGGTTTCGTACCGTGGCCACTACGATCATATGCCTAACATCCTGAATTAACAGGAGGGCGCTGCGGACGCGCAGTAGCTGGATGCAACTATCTGCGACGCCACAACGTGGCGGTCGTCGGGGATGGAACAACAACGGCAGCATTAACGCCCCACGTGATGCTCGTTGCCATCCCCATCTATTGCCTGCCATGACGCGCCGCGTTGCGGACCTTGGCGGCATACATCTCCTGGCGCTTCTCCTCCTCGGCGACAGGCGATCCCTGCGGCTGCTCCCCTACGGGTCGAGCGGCCGCTTTCGGTTTCATGGTGGTAGATGGCTAGGCCTGACGGCAGATCAGAAGAAGCTACGCTCTACCGCCGCCTCTATCGCACAGCCAGATGGCAGCGTACCAGGCTGTACCAACTAGCCCTTCACCCACTGTGCCAATGGTGCATGGAGCAGGACATAGTCACTGAAGCTACAGAGGTGCATCACGATGGTGCACACAGAGGCGACCTTGATCTGTTCTACAACGGACCATTCGTTTCGACATGCAAGCCATGTCATGCCTCGAGAGGCCAGCTTGAGGACAATGGCAAGACGGTAGTTCGATATGGTGCCGATGGATGGCCGACGTGACGCAGACCGAGGAGGTCTGATGGGAGTCGATACCGACACGAAAGAAAGTTGCGTGAAACAGCAATAATCATGCGTGAAACATCAATTTAATGCAGCATTGCATCGATGCGACGATGAAAGCCCATCGAGACGCAATATTATTGCGTTTAAATGCACTTTAACGCAATAATATTGCGCAAACATGTCAAATGTGACAAATATGTCACATGGGAGGGGGTACTCCAAAGTTATGGAAGCCTCGGACCGGGGACCGGCGTGGGTCATTCGCGCACATTTTTCCAATTCAAAAGATGAGGGTAACTGACCATGGCAAGGCCGAGGACGCCAAAGGCAAAGGCCGCGGTGACCGGGCAAGCTGCGGTTCGCCGTAAGAAATTCGAGGAGCGCATCGAGCCTACCGTCACCGACGATCTCGGTGAGCCGCCGGCATGGATGCCAGAAAATCAACAGAAGGCCTGGCGCGTTATAGCTGCGGAAATTCCGTGGCTCAATGCATCGCATCGCGCGCTGGTCGAGATCGCAAGTTATGTGCGCGGAAGGCTTATGGCCGGCGAAGACGTCGGCGTGCAGGCTCTGAATCTGCTGAGGCAGTGCCTCGGCCAGATGGGCGCAACACCCGCGGACGCATCGAAGGCGGGAGCTAAGCCAGGTGGCGAAGAAGAAGACCCGGCCGACAAGTATTTCTGATCCGACGACTGAATATGCACGCGGCGTCGTGTCTGGCGAGATTGTTGCCGGGCCGCACGTTCGCAACGCTTGCAGCCGTCATCTTGACGATCTGATCGCGGGGCCGAAGCGCGGCCTGATCTGGGATCCGGCTGGCGCCGCACGCTTTATCGGCTACTGCCGTGACGTGCTCCGCCTAAACGGCGGTCAGTTCGAAGGAAAGCCATTCATCCTCCAGCCAAGCCAGGCGTTTATCGCCGGATCGCTGTTTGGCTGGAAGCGCACCAACGAGAATGGCAAGGTTGTCCGCCGGTTTCGGCGAGCCTACATCGAGCAGGCCAAAGGGCAGGGTAAATCTCCATTCGCTGGCGCGGTAGGCCTATACTGCATGACCGCCGATGGCGAGGCTGCTGCCGAGATTTACGCGGCAGGCAAGGATAAGGCGCAGGCTTTCGTTCTGTTTCGCGACTCGGTCGCGATGTATGAGCAGTCACCGAAGCTCAAGCGGGAACTGACACCATCGGGTGGCAATCCGGTATGGAACTTAGCGCACATCAAGTCGCGCTCTTTCTTCCGCCCGATCTCGCGTGAGCAGGCGCACAGCGGCCCTCGTCCTTACGTCGCACTCTGCGACGAGATCCACGAACACCCGAACGGCCACACGCTTGAGATGCTCGAGCGCGGCTTCAAGTTCCGCGACCAGCCGTTGCTGTTGATGATTACGAACTCCGGTTCGGATCGCAACTCGGTTTGCTGGGCGGAGCATCAGTGGGCCGTGAAGGTTGCGGCCGGCACCGAGACGCCTGATGAGGATTTCACTTACGTCGGCGAGGTGTTCGGCACCAGCGACGAGTGCTTTTCCTATGTCTGCGCGCTAGACAAAGACGATGATCCATTCACGGATCCGTCATGCTGGGTGAAGGCAAATCCGCTTCTCGGCGTCACGCTGAAATACGAATACATCGAGGGCGTCGTGGCGCAGGCGAGGGACATCCCTTCGAAGCGCAACAACATTCTCCGTCTGCATTTCTGTGTCTGGACCGAATCCGACACGGCATGGATACCGCGGCCGATCCTGGAAAAGGTGATGGTCGATTTCGATCCGTACATCGAGCATGCCGGCAAGCAGATTACCGCGGCCGGCCTCGATTTGTCCGGATCGAAGGATTTGACCGCTGCTGCTTTCGTCATTGAGACAGGCACAAAGCGCGTCACCAAAGCCGATGGCAGTGAAGCTGACCTTCCGACATTCGACTTGTGGATCGAGGCATTTACACCGCGCGACACAATGGACGAACGATCGAAGGTCGACCACGTGCCTTACCGCCTATGGTTTGACCAGGGCTATATCAATGCCCCGGAGGGCGCACGTGTACGATATGATCATGTTGCTGCTCTATTCGCTCGTCTCAACACCGAGCATGGCATTGGTGTTCTGGCCTTCGACCGTTATGCGTTTGATAAGTTCGAAACTGAGCTCGATGAGTACGGCGTTGACGTCAAGACGGTAGCGCACCCGCAGGGCGGCAAGAAGCGCGCAAAACCAGACGACGATAAGGTTGAGGCAGCAAAGGCTGCTGGCCTTGAACCGCCCCTCGGGCTGTGGATGCCTGGCAGCGTTGCTGCGCTCGAGGAGCTTATCCTTGAGGAGCGCATCAGGTTGCGTCGCTCGCCGGTCCTGCTCGGAGCCCTGATGGGCGTGGCGATCGAAACTGACCCTCTCATGGGCAATCAGTGGTTCTCTAAGAAGAAATCCACGGTGCGCATCGACCCTGCTGTTGCTGCTGCAATGGCGGTTGGCGCTGCGGTGGATGGTGCGCCAGAGCCGGTCGATAGGTCGAGCCCCTGGGATAACCCGGAATTTTCACTCAATAAGGCGGCATAATGGCTTTAAAAGACTGGTTTAGCCGCCGAAACGCGGAAGAAGCGCCGGAAACGCGCGCAACAATCGAAAATCCCACGGTGCCGGTTAGTTCTGATAACTTTCTGGCATTCTTTGGCATCAATTCTGCCAATCTGCCAGCCGTTAGTATCGATAGCGCACTAACGGTGCCATCTGTGTGGGCCGCTGTGGCGTTTCTATCCCGAACGTTGGCGGCGCTGCCGCTACATGCTTACCGAGACACCAAGGATGGGCCGAAGGCGCTCACCGGCAGGTTGCAGGCCATCGTGCACGATGCACCAAACCCAGAGCAGGGTTCGTTCAAATTCCGACAGTGGTTTTGGCAACAGGTTTTTACCGGCGGCCGCGGCCTGGCGTGGATTGAGCGCACACCGCAGGGTGTTGATTCTATATGGCCGATGGATCCAACCAAGACGACCATTCAAAGGCGTGGCGGTAGGGTAATTTACCAGTTTGGCGATGCGGCGCATCCTGTCAAGGAGTACCCAGCTGAGGACGTCATCGACGTTCCATTCATGCTTTGGCATGACGGATTGAGGCACTACGGCCCTATCACCATGGGCTCCAAGGCAATTCAACTTGCCTTGGCCATGAACGACTACGGCTCGAATTTCTTTGCAGGTGGTGGTGTCCCGCCGCTCGCGCTGAAAGGCCCTTTGCCTGCCAGCGGGGATGCGCTCAAGCGCGCCCAGGCAGACATCAAGCGCGCTGTAGACGCAGCCAAGGGTGCCGGGGAATCGGTATTCCCCATTCCGCCCGGCTACGATCTAACGGCAGTCGGCCTTGATCCAGCCAAAGGGCAGATGATCGAGGCGCGGCGCTTTCAGGTCGAAGAGATCGCCCGCATTTATCAATTGCCGAAGGTGTTCTTGCAAGACCTTATCGGCGCCACATTCAGCAACACAGAGCAGCAAAACCTGATGCTGGTGCAGCATCTTGTTGGCCAGTGGGCTGAGGCATTTGAGGACGAATTGAACCTCAAATTGTTTGGTCGCAACGGTGGCGGTGGCAAGTACATCGAACACAACCTCGATGGCATCCTGCGTGGCGACTTCCTTACGCGAATGAACGGCCTCGGTCAGGCAGTCCAGAACGGCTTGCTTACGCCTAACGAGGGCCGCGCGCTGGACAACCGTCCAGCCATGGAGAACGGCGACAAGCTCTATATTCAGGGCGCCACAGTGCCGCTTGGAAGCAATGTGGTCAAGCCGGGTGCTCAGCCGCCAGCCAACGACAACAACAATCAGAATGACGGGGCTAGCGCCGCATGACGACCAATATTGAAAAGCGCAGTTATGTCGGCGCGGTCGAGCACAGGGCTGACGACGGCAAGCGCACGCTCATCGGTTACGCCGCCAAGTTCGAGCGGCTGGCTATGATCGGGAGCTACTTCCAGGAGAAGATTGCTCCTGGCGCTTTCTCGGCGGCGATCGGTGGCGACATTCGGGCGTTGGTCGACCACGACGCTGGCCGAGTTATCGGGCGCACGAAGAGTGGCACGCTCCGGCTGTCAGAAGATGGCACCGGCTTGCGCGTCGAGATCGACGTTCCCGATACTACCGACGGCAACGATTTGTGGGTGCTTGTCGAGCGTGGCGA